CGAAGGGGCCATCACCAGCGTCAGGTCGCCTAAGATGCGCCAGTGGGTGATCGACCGCGTGGGGCCACAGGCCCTGAAGCTCATGGAGTCCTACAAGGACGGCGAAAAGAAGTATTCGATTGACAAGACTGTGCGGGCCAACTTGCTTGCGATGGAGAATCCAGATGAGATACCGCCCGCTGTTGCCGAGGTCATCCAATGCGCGGACGACCTATGGGCGTCTTCAGTTGCGAAGTTCAGCCGCCTTGCAAGCCTCGCAGATGTCGAGGATCACAGGGTACGCGGAGCCTTTGTATTCGCTGGAGGATCTGCCACTGGACGCGCCTCAAGCTACGGAGCCCAGGTTCACAATTTCACTCGCAAGTGCGCCAAATCGCCCGAAGACGTTAGAACTGCAATGGTCAGAGGCCATTCAATTGTTCCTCAATTTGGAAAGCGCGTTACTGATGTCCTCAAAGGAATGCTCAGGCCCGCACTGATACCGGCTAAGGGAAAGTCCCTAGTTGTGGCCGACTGGGCAGCCATCGAAGCCCGCGCCACCCCGTGGTTGTCCAACTGCCCAGCAGGCACTGCCAAGCTGGCCATTTTCGCCAAGGGCGAGGACGTTTACAAAGTCAACGCCGCCGCCACCTTTGGCGTTGCGGTCGATCAGGTTAACGGTGAACAGCGCCAGATCGGCAAGGTTCAAGAGCTGGCCTGCGGCTTTGCCGGTGGCGTCGGTGCCTTTGCCGCGATGGGCCGCGCCTATGGTGTGCATCTGCCCGAGTCGGACGCCAAGCGCATGGTGGACGCATGGCGCAGGGCAAACCCTTGGTCAGTGCCGTACTGGCAGAACCTAGAAGAAGCCTACACCCGCGCCATGCGAAACAAGGGCCACGGCTTCAGCGTGGGTCGGGTTACCTATATGTTCGACGGCCAACATCTTTGGTACGCTCTACCCTCTGGGCGTGTGCTGTGCTACCCGTTTGCCAAGCTGGAGCCGGACGGCGTGACCTACGCCAAGGCGGCGTGGAAGCCAGCAGCAGACGCAAAAGAATGGCCCCGTGCAAGGCTTTGGAAGGGCTTGGCGTGTGAGAATATCACCCAAGCCACCGCCAATGATTTGTTGCGCCACTCACTGCGCCAGCTCGATGACGTGGTGTTGCATGTGCATGATGAGATCGTGTTGGAAACCGATCGGCCAGAAGAGATGGCCGAAAAACTGGAACGTGTGATGTGTACGCCACCTGACTGGGCCCAAGGGTTACCCCTAAGCGCAGAGGTGGCGATCATGTCTCGATATGGCAAATAAAAAGCCCGCTGGCAGGCGGGCTTAAAGAGGAGCACTAATTGGAATTTCTGGACTTTATCACAAAACTCGCCCCGACCGGCGAAACAGCGCTGATTGTGCGTCAAAAACCACAACTCAAAGACGGCGAGATCCAACTCCACGCCGATGGTGCAGTCAAATGCACATGGCCAGCATACCTACCAAGCAAGGGCGTCAAAGAGGGGCAGGCGTGGTACGGCAACACCGCCAGTTTCATCGTTGACCGCTTCGCCGATGGCCGCGTGTCAGCGTCCGCAGCCAACTGCGAGTACATCCTTGTCATGATGCTGGACGACATCGGCACCAAGTCCAAGACGCCCCCACTTGAGCCCACATGGATCATGGAGACGTCGCCTGGCTCGTTCCAGTGGGGCTACGCCTTCAGCGATCAGCCGACCAAGGCCGAGTTCAGCGCAGCCATCCGCGCCATCGCAGACGCAGGCTACACCGACCCTGGGGCCTGCAACCCTGTCCGCAACTTCCGCCTGCCTGGCTCGGTCAACCTGAAGCCCGACCGCAACCATTTCGAGTCCCGCTTGGTCGAGTTCCACCCCGACCGTGAGTACAGCCTGCCCGACATCTGCGCCGCCTTGGGCGTGACCCCAGTCGAGCCCGACTCCCTTACCCTGCGCCCGATCCGCTTGGCCGATGATGGCGCGGATGACGTCATGGCGTGGCTGTCCCAGCAGGGCCTGCTACTGTCCCGCCCCAACGGCGAGGGCTGGGCGGGCGTCATCTGCCCCAATGGCGCAGAGCACACCGACGGCAACCCAGAGGGCCGGTACATGCCCGCCAGCCGCGCCTACTGTTGCCTGCACTCGCATTGCGTGGACTTCGACTCGCGCATGTTCCTGCAATGGGTGGCCGACAACGACGGCCCCGCCCATAACCCTGGACTGCGTGAGGAACTGCTGGCGCAGGCGATGGATTCGGCCCTGTCCAAGCTCACGCCCACAGTCGAGTACCCCAATGAAGCGGCCAAGATCATTGCCGAGGTCGAGCGCAAAGAGCTTGGCCGGATTGAAAAGTCCGAGTGGTGGGGCCGGTTTGCGTACATCCAGACAGACGACGCCTACTTTGACCTGCAAGACAAGCGCGAGCTGGCGCGCGGCACCTTCAACGCCTTGTTTCGCCACATCAATTGCAAGTCGATCCACAATGGCCGCAAGGTCGAAGCGTCCTACTCATTTGACGAGCACCGCCAAGCCAAGGGTGCCAAGTCGCTGGTCGGCGTGACCTACGCCGCAGGCGCAGACGTGCTGGTCGCCCGTGACGGTCTACCCTACGGCAACCGCTGGCGCGATGCCCGCCCCACACCCGTGGCCGGTGACGTCAGCCCATGGCTGGCGCACGTCGAGCGCATGGTGCCCGAGGAATTCGAGCGTGAGCACCTGCTGAACGCCTTGGCCCACAAGGTGCAGTTCCCCGCCCATAAGATCAACCACGCCATCCTCATGGGCGGCAACCATGGATCAGGCAAAGATACCCTCTTCGCCCCCTTCTTCTGGGCCATTGGTGGCGACGCCAAGGCCAACTGCTCACTGGTCAAGAACGAAGACCTTAATTCCCAGTGGGGCTACGCCCTCGAGTGCGAAGTGATGGAGATCGCAGAGTTACGCCAAGCAGAGGCCAAGGATCGCCGCGCGCTTGAAAACACCCTCAAGCCCATCATCGCAGCGCCCCCTGAGTTGCTCATGGTCAACCGCAAGGGCATGCACCCATACATGGCTCTGAACCGTGTTTTTGTAATTGCATTTTCCAATGAGCGCGTGGCCATCTCGCTCCCCAGCGAAGACCGCCGGTGGTTTGTCCTATGGTGCGCCGCCCCTAAGCTACCAGAGGCTCAGGCGGTGAGCCTGTGGAACTGGTACCAGCACCGCGCAGGCTTTGAGGCTGTCGCCCATTACCTGCACACCCGTGACGTATCGGCGTGGAACCCTTCAGCACCGCCCCCCATGACCGAGGCGAAATTGATCATGGTCGAGCACGGCATGAGCACCGCCGAGTCTTTTCTGGTCGATCAAATGACGCGCCGAGTCGGCGAATTCTCCCGTGGTGTGATCGGCGCGCCCTTCCACGCAGTGTGTGACCGATTGCAGGGCCTGGCCCCCGCAGGGGTCAAGATAGTGCAGGCAGCACTACTCCACGCCCTGAAGGAGGCGGGCTGGGTGGACATGGGCCGCATCGCATCGCGCCAGCACGGCACCAAAAAACACATCTTCTGCGCCCCTAATATGGTCGACACGTCAAAATCAGAACTGCGCGCCTTGGTCGAGGCATAAAAAAGGGCCCCGTGAGGGGCCCGTAAGGTTTTGGCAACTGCTCAGAGGCCAAGCAGCAAGGCAAGTATAGCGGCCAGCAGGGCCGCGCAGATTATCGCCATGCCTCCACCAGTGCCGCAGCGTCATAAGTCGCAACCGGTGCGGCCACGGTGAACAGGCCAGCCCCGCGCTTGATGCGCCCCCATGCGTCTTTTCGGTTTTGATTGACCAGCTCGCCACGTTTCACGGCCCCGTAAACTTGGTCGCGGGTAAACCCCTCGGCCTCCAGCTCGTACATGGTGCGCGGCAGCGCGCAGAAATCCGTCAAATTAGACATATTGCATGGCCTCCGCTTTACAGGCTTCGACTTGGGCCTCCGTGAGCCCTTGGGCCCAGTGCTCGGCCATGTCCGCGCATTCCTGAGCGCGCGCAGCGTCGGGTGCCGTGAGGGCGAGAATCAGGGCACGGGTGACCAGCTCGACTGGCGTGGGCGGTGGTGGCGGTGTCCATGGGGCCAGCGCTTGGGCGAATATTGGGTTAAGCATGGCGGGCCTCCAGTTGTTCGGTTAACTCTTGAATGTCGGCCATGGCCTGCCCTAGGGCGCGTTGCAGCGCGTCGATTCTGGCCAGCAGCTCGGCGGTTTTGGTATCGCCCGCAGCATATGCGGCCCGTTCTTGTTCGTCGATCATCATTCAAAGCTCCCTATAAAATTAATTGCATCCTCTTTGCGCGCAAAGTCAGCCACCCACACGGCCAGCCCGTCGGCGTCCCGCTCGTATACGCTCCATTGATCGGCCTCGCTTTCCTCGCACTTTTCCCAGCCACCCTCGGCGCGCATGGTGGGCGTCAACTCGTATTTAAACTCGCTCATGGTGTCATCCCCCAAAAATACAAAACAAATGGCAAGGCAATGCACAAAGCAAAGCCCACGGCGTCGAAAAAATCTTTCATAGAACCCCCAAAAAATGTCCATCGTCATCAAAAACCGCGACGTAGAACCCGCGCGGGCAGGCTTGCACGTCATACCGCCACGCGTCGCGATCCTGCATGGTCAATTCATCCGCCAGCGCTTGCGCGGCGGCTTTGCTTTTGTAGTAGGTCATGACGTGGCCCTTTCATGCAAAGCCTGCGCGGCGGCGTGGTGCCCCAGCATGTCGCGCAATATGGCGTGGCGTGGCCCACGGTGAGCTTGTGCCCGCGCGCTGGGCTTGAGTCGCCCATATGTCGCGCGGATAACGTCGCGCGACGTGGCCCATACAGGCAGATTAAGTCTCATATACATGTCGATCCCCTTAAATAGTGCAGCAACCGCAGCATGGCGCGTCAACACACCGGCCCGCTTTATTTCGGAAATATTCGACACCGCCGATTATCAAAACGTCGCTTTGATACGGGCGAACGGCCACCGGCGGTGTGTAGTCATAATCTTCGTCGGTGTGCCACGCTTTGCGCGTGACGGTGCAATAAATTATCTCGTCGCCTGGGCGGATCGATGCGCCGGTGTGGGCGTCGCGCCCGTGGTACTTTGCAAGCATTCTTTTTTGCATGGTTTACTTTCCTGTAGTTGATCGACGCAATACGCGCCCGCATGGCCACCACGTGGCCAAGCAGTCGAGCATTAAACCGTGGCAAGCTTGATGTCTATAACCCGTTTTTTGGTGCCGTGGGCGGGAAAGCCCACAATAGCCGCGCGCTGGCGCTGGCAGAGCTGGCACGTCGCGCAGCTCACGTCGTCGCGCTGGGTGGCCGGACATATGACCACGGTCCGGCCGGCCGGTGTGGTGGTGTTTTGGTTTTGCGTTGACGGCAAAACCACCACCACGGGGCCCGCGCTTTGATCGGCCAGATAATCGGCGTCGTTTAGATCATTCGCGCTCAAATTGACAGTGAAGCCCCATGCGTTAGCGTGGCGAATCCATGCGATGCTGGCCGCGTCGCGGTGGTGTGAATAGGTAAACCCGCGACGGCCAGTATTGGCCGCGACTAGCTGGCCCAATTTGACCGCGTCAACCGTGCCGCCGGTTTGGGGCAGATCCCCAGCTTGATTGTGCCGCCACAATTGGCCCGCTGGCATGCTGGCCACCGTGTCGCAGAATTGACCCCATGACGTGCCGCGCTGGCCATTACTGACCGCCGCCCAGTGAAGCGCCAGCGGGCCGCTGGCCGCGTAGCATGCGTCGCGCACTGCGCAGTTGGGCGGGCAGCTGGCGCGCTCGGTGGTTGATACGGGGATCGGGCCGGTTTTGACGTTAGCGCTTTTCATTGTGAGATGTACTTGCATGGTTTTACTTTCGTTTAGTTGATTGAGCGCGGCACGGTGGCCGCGCGGTTTTGGGTTTAGACAATGAATTCTGGGTTATCAGTGACGCCATACTGCGCGGCCAGCGCCAATATTTCGGTTTTTTGGCTATTCTTAAGCGCGGCGCGGTGCAACATGGATAACGCGCGCGCGACGTAATTCGCGCCGAAGTGCTGCATCTTTTCGATTGTGGCCACTTCGCGGCGCTGGTATTTGTTTAATGTGGTCATGGTCTTACTTTCGTTTAGTTGATTGCCTGGGCGCAAAATCGCGTCCCAGTGCTAGTAATGTAAAGGATTTCCTTGCAATTGTCAACAATTATTTTCTAGGGATAAACCCTAATACGGTGTGGGTGGTGTGGGTTAGATTGTGGGTTATGGTTTTGGGGTTTATGACCTACAGTTTTGGCCAATAGCCATAAGGGTTTTATAGGTTTGTAGGCAATGTAGGCTATTAGATTATTAAAGTCAGTAAAATTATATATGTAATTATAAGGTATTACAGTTAGGATATGGCCGTGCATGGTGCGCGTAGTTTTGGCGACTTCAAAACCATAGCCCACATTGCCCACATTGCCTACATTATGCTTTTGATAAGTATCCAGGCCATGACCGCATGGCTGCGCGCCAGTATGTTTTGCAAGGCATTTTGATAACAATCGCAACACCATAGCCCACATTGCCTACATTGCCCACAGTAAGAAAGCAGTAAGGTTTGAGGGGGAGGGGGTAGGGCCGACGGCAATGGGCCAACGGTGACGGAGGAATCACAAACAATTTTTTTTATTTTTTAAAAACTGCCCACATGACCTACACTACGCACATGTTTCAAAGTCTTCCATTTGAGCCGCGCAAGATTGTTGCAACCGAAGCGCGGTTAAACCGAATCTACGAAGCCGCCAAGCTCGGCCTCAAAGGCGACGCATTGGCCTTGGCTTCTGGCATGTTGCCTACCGAGTACCGGCAACTGTGTGAGCTTGATCCGATGGCGGACATGGCCGCGCTTAAAGGCAAAGCCGACGGCGAGTTGGAGATGTCGATGTGCTTGCACAAAGCAGCCAAGGAAGGCGACGCCAAGGCGGCGCTGGCGATCCTGCAACACTCACACGGCTGGGTGGCCAAGCAGTCCATCAGCATCGATGTTGACCAACGCATCAGCATCACCGGCGCACTGCGCGAAGCCGAGTCGCGCGTCATCGACGTTTTAGCCCATGAGCCAAGCCCCAAACTGAAACAAGAGACACATGCAATCGACCATATACAGCGCTGAAGACGAAACGGAATTAATGGCCAGGCTCTGGAGTCCGGCCATCAAGGACAACCCGCTGGCGTTTGTAATGTTTGCATTTCCCTGGGGCGTCAAGGGCACACCGCTGGAAAACTTCCAAGGGCCACGCAAATGGCAACGCGAAGTGCTGCTGGACATTGCCGAGCACATCAAGATCAACCAGGGCAAGGTAGACTTCGACGTACTGCAAGAAGCCATCTCGTCTGGCCGTGGTATTGGCAAGTCAGCACTGGTCAGTTGGATCACGATCTGGATGGCGTCAACCAGAATCGGCTCAACGACCATCATTTCGGCCAACTCGGAATCCCAGCTCAGGTCGATCACATGGGCCGAGATCACAAAATGGCTGGCAATGGCGATCAACAGCCACTGGTTCGAGGTGTCGGCCACCCGCGTGATGCCCGCCAAGTGGCTGACTGAGCTGGTTGAGCGGGATTTGAAGAAGGGCACACGCTACTGGGGCGTCGAAGGGCGGCTGTGGTCAGCGGAAAACCCCGACGCGTACGCTGGTGTGCACAACTTCGACGGTGTTTTGGTGATTTTTGACGAAGCAAGCGGCATAGACGACTCAATTTGGGCAGTTACTGGCGGTTTTTTCACAGAAAATACCCCAAATCGCTTCTGGATGGCGTTTTCTAACCCCCGCCGCAACACTGGGTACTTCTACGAAGCGTTTAACAGTAAACGTGAGTTCTGGCGCACAAAAGTGGTGGACGCCCGCACGGTCGAGGGTACCGACAAGGCGGTGTATCAGCGAATCATCGACGAATATGGGCCGGACTCAAGCCAGGCGCACGTCGAGGTGTACGGTCAGTTTCCCAACGCAGGGGATGACCAGTTCATCGGGGCCGACATTGTGGACGACGCCATGAAGCGGACGAAATATCAGGATCAGTCAGCGCCGATTGTGATTGGCGTAGACCCCGCACGGTTCGGAGCGGACGCAACCGTCATCGCGGTGCGGCAGGGGCGGGACATCGTGAAGATCATGCGGCACCGAGGCGACGACACCATGACGGTGGTGGGGCATGTGATCGAAGCGATTGAAGAGTACAAGCCGACGTTGGTCGTGATTGACGAAGGTGGACTGGGTGCGGGTATTGTGGACAGGCTCAAAGAGCAACGGTACAAGATCAAGGGCGTGAACTTTGGAAACAAGGCCAAGAACCCGATCATGTACGGTAATATGAGGGCTCAGATGTGGGGCGACATGAGGGAGTGGCTGAAATCTGCTAGCATACCCAACGACAGGTTCTTGAAGACGGACTTGATTTCGCCTATGATGAAGCCTGATTCACGTGGAACAATTTTTCTAGAAAGCAAAAAGGATATGAAGGCTCGCGGTCTTGCCTCTCCTGACGCTGCTGACGCAATAGCGGTGACTTTTGCTTTTCCTGTTGCTCACCGTGAGTATGTCGAACCTAAACGCCGCGCCGCCAACTACGGCAGCGCAGTCTCTACAGGATGGATGGGAGCATAAAATGCCACTCGTTAAATCAAAGTCACCCGAAGCGTTTCGCAAAAACATTAAAGCAGAAGTTGCTGCCGGTAAGCCGGTCAAACAAGCAGTGGCAATAAGTTATGCTGTCAAACGCGAAGCAGAAAAGAAGAAAAAATAATGGCTGATTACACAGGCATCGCCGCAGCCGGTGCTGTGGCCAACGGTGGCAAGCAAAAGGACACAACCTCCAGTGTCTTGGCGACTGCTCGCTCGCGTTTGGACATGGCCATTGCCGCTTTGTCTGAGAGTCGTGAAGATGAAATTGACGACCTGAAGTTCTACGCTGGCTCGCCCGACAACCACTGGCAGTGGCCTGCTGACGTGTTGGCCACCCGTGGCGCTGTGCAGGGCCAGACGATCAACGCCAGACCGTGCTTGACGGTTAACAAGTTGCCCCAGCACGTAAGGCAGGTGACCAATGACCAAAGGCAAAACCGCCCAAGTGGCAAAGTTATTCCAGCCGACGACCACGCAGATGTTGAAGTTGCAGAAATCTTCAATGGAATGGTCAGACACATCGAATACATCTCGGACGCAGATGTTGCTTACGACACCGCCTGCGAAAACCAAGTTTCCTACGGCGAAGGTTACATCCGCATCCTGACCGAGTACTGCGACGAAAACACGTTCGACCAAGACATCAAGATTGGCCGTGTACGCAACAGCTTCTCGGTCTACATGGATCCAACCATTCAAGACCCAACCGGCGCAGATGCCAAGTGGTGCTTTGTCACCGAAGACATCAGCCGCGACGACTATGAGCGGATGTACCCCGACTCTGCGCCCATCACCACACTGCAAACACTGGGTGTGGGCGACCAAAACCTGAGCCAGTGGCTCACTGAAGACACCATTCGCGTTGCTGATTACTATTATCTGGACTACGACAGAGCAACGCTTAACTTGTACCCTGGGAACGTGACTGCCTTTGAAGGCACACCCGAGGACAAACAACTGAAAGCAATTTATGGCAAACCTAAAAGAAGTCGTGAGTCGGATCGTGTCAAGATTAAATACTGCAAGATCAACGGCTATGAAATTCTTGAAGAACGTGATTGGGCGGGGAAATACATCCCAGTAGTCCGAATCGTCGGCAATGAATTTGAAGTTGATGGCCGTTTGTACGTGTCGGGCCTTGTGCGTAACGCCAAGGACGCCCAGCGTATGTACAACTACTGGGTGAGCCAAGAGGCAGAAATGCTGGCCTTGGCCCCCAAGGCACCGTTTATTGGTTACGGTGGCCAGTTTGAAGGCTACGAAAACCAGTGGAAGACTGCCAACACCAACAACTGGCCCTATTTGGAAGTCAATCCAGACGTCACAGACGGTGCTGGCGGTATGTTGCCACTACCCCAGCGGGCACAGCCTCCAATGGCCTCCAGCGGCCTGTTGCAGGCCAAAGCGGGTGCATCTGAGGACATCAAGGCGTCTACTGGCCAATACAACGCATCTTTGGGCATGGGTTCAAACGAACGCTCAGGAAAAGCGATTCTTGCGCGTCAGCGTGAAGGTGATGTAGGTACTTACCACTATGGCGACAACTTGGCCCGTGGTGTGCGTCACATCGTGCGCCAGCTTGTGGACTTGATCCCCAAGATTTACGACACACAGCGCGTGGCTCGCATTATTGGCGTGGACGGCGAAACCAAGATGGTCAAGATTGACCCATCTCAGCAAGAGCCGGTCAAGAAGATTATGCAAGACGACATCGTGATCGACAAGATCTACAACCCCAACGTCGGCAAGTACGACGTGGTGGTGGCCACTGGCCCAGGGTATGCCACCAAGCGCCAAGAAGCCTTGGAAGCTATGGCCCAGTTGCTGCAAGGCAACCCAAGCCTGTGGGCTGTGGCCGGTGACTTGTTTGTCAAGAACATGGACTGGCCAGGTGCCCAAGAGATGGCCAAGCGGTTTGCCAAGACCATTGATCCTAAGCTCATGGAAGACGGTGACAAATCACCAGAGTTGCAAATGGCTGAACAGCAGATGCAAGCGATGGGTGCTGAAATGGAGCAGATGCACCAGATGATCCAAAATGTCGGCAAATCAATTGAGATGCAAGACATGGAGCGCAAAGACTTTGAAGCTCAAGTCAAGCTGTACGAAGCTGAAACCAAGCGGATTGCTGCGGTGCAAGCTGGCATGACTGAGCAACAGATTCAAGACATTGCTATGGGCGTAGTCGCTGCGGCGATGGAATCACAGAGCATGATGAACCAAATGCCTGAAATGCGTGAAGAACCTATGGAAATGGAACCCATGCCACCACAAGGAATGCCCCAATGAAAGCTGCTGATTTTTTAGGCTTGTTGTTTTTGGCAAGAGATGTAGCGCACAGTGTTCATTTGAACACCCGTAGCTTTAGCAAACATAAAGCGCTCAACATCTTCTATGAGCGCATTGTTGGCGCGGCTGACGACTTTGCTGAAACCTACCAAGGTCGTCACGGTCTGATTGGCCCCATCACACTGCATTCAGCTAAAAAGACATCCAACATCATTGAATTTTTGGAAGACTCACTTAAGCAGATTGAAGAAGGCAGATACGAAATCTGCGACAAAACTGATACTGCGTTGCAGCAATTGATTGATAATATCGTTGAGATCTATCTGCGAACCCTTTACAAACTCAAATCTTTGGCATAAGGACACATCATGGCAAATTACACACAAGCTGCTGCAACTACACAAATTAAAGTTGGTGCTGGCAAACTGTTCGGCATCTTTGTGACAGCATCTTCAAGCGGCACTTTGACCATTTATGACTCAGGCGCGTCAGGCACTGGTGACCCTAAGATTGCCGATACATTTTCTGTGACCGCAGGCGCAACCTATCTGAACATTCCCGCTGGTCTGTTCTTCAACAAAGGGTTGTACATTGTGCTTGCGGGTACTTCCGCAGCATTTACCGTCGCGTACGAATAAGGACAAAACATGGCCGTCAACCTTTCCGCGCTTGCTGGAGCAGGCCAACAGTTTTTTGATGACAACGGCGTAATTTTGTCTGGCGGTAAGTTGTACAGCTATGCTGCTGGCACAACTACACCACAAACCACCTACACGTCTGTGTCGGGAAGCACCGCGCACACAAATCCAATTGTTCTTAATTCTGCTGGCCGTATTGCTACGGGTGAAATTTGGCTGACTGCGGGAAGCAATTACAAATTTGCGTTGTATACAAGCACAGATGTTTTAATTACAACTTGGGACAACATTACAGGCATTAACGGCACAGGCATCACATCTAACGCTTCAAATGTCACGTATGACCCCGCAGGAACTGGCGCTGTATCGACTACGGTGCAAACTAAGTTGCGTGAAACGGTCAGCGTGTTAGATTTCGGCGCTGATCCTACTGGTTCAGCAGATAGCGCAACCGCTTTTTCAAATGCAATTGCTGAAGAAGGTGTGGTATTTATTCCCGAAGGTACTTACATTTTTAATTCGGGCGTAACCATTTCAAATCCAGTAACCTTAATTGGTTCGGGCCAAGGTTCTACGTTTTTGCATCGTAATTATTCCCCAGGTGTTAGCACATCATTTGATGCCCTTGGAATTTTTCAAATTGTTGACGGCGGTTCTTTGGTTTCAATGCGCGACATGACGTTGCGTTCTTTAAGTGGTCAAACTGGCGGTTGCTTGTTGTCGATTGTCAACACAAACGCACAAGCCATTGGTCAAATGACGTTTACCAACATGGGGTTTACTACTACTGGTTCCAGTACCCATCAATACACCATTTACATGGATGGAACCGCTAGAACATCTGCGCCAATTGGTATCCGTGGCGTGGATATGTTTGGTTGTTCCGTATTTGGCGGCGGCATTTCTACTATTTTGGCAAAAGGCGTGTTGAAATGGTCGTTTATTGGCGGCGGTTGTTATCCCGCTGGCGGTGTGGCCGGATCAAACGTGCGTATTTCAGGTTCAGCAGCCGTGCCAACGCAAAGTTTTCAGTTTTTGCCAGCCGACTGTGCTTGTCCAATTTCATTTGATTATGCAGAGTTGGGAATTTTTGCTTGCGGCGTTATGGGCGCGGTAACCAATACAGCCAACACCGAAAACATTTATGGGTATGGCTTTACTGGAAGTTTGCAACAAAATTGGGTTAATTCTGCGTTTTTTGATACTTCGACTGGTCTAGCAATGACCGTTAACCAAAAAATTGGGAACACTGGAGCAACTACCAATTTTGCATTGGAGATGGTTGGCGCAATTACAGGTTTCCAAAAAACTGGAACAGTCACAAAAATTGGTCAAACTGGTGTGAGTTATGAAACGGTTTGTCCTGACACTCAAACATTTAGTTTTATAAATCAATCAGGAAAGTTGTTTAGTATTTCTACGGGCGGCGGGGCATCGGCGCTGGTTTTTGCTGATTACAAATCAGCAACCATCACCTTGTTGTCAAACCCATCAACTGAATTTCAAGCATCTTCAACCCCTGGCGCGGGTTTAACAGGTATTTTTAAATCTGTTAATTCCCACCAAATTAGCGTTAAAAATAACACAGGCGCACCTGTAACATACGATGTGCTTAATTTTGGTAATGTGTCTAGCACAACCGATCCAGCATAAGGAACCAAAAATGTACAGAAAACATGGTGAAGATTTTGTGGTTGACGTTGAAAACGTTTGGCCAATGATTCCGGTTAACGATCCTGATTACCAGGCATGGTTGGCTGAAGGAAACACGCCGCTTGAACAAGATACAGACTCTGAATAATGGCCAACAGCAAAATATCAGCCTTACCTTCAGCTAGTACGCCATTGGCGGGTACTGAGGTATTGCCTGTTGTTCAAGGCGGTATTACAGAACAAGTGTCTGTTGCCAATTTGACTGCTGGTCGAGCAGTGAGTGCTTCTTCATTGGCGTTAACAACGGCGTTGCCGGTAACAAGCGGAGGCACTGGAACAACTACGGCGTTTACGGCTGGGTCAGTTGTGTTTGCTGGCGCATCGGGGATTTACAGTCAAGATAACACAAATTTTTTTTGGGATGATACAAATAATCGTTTAGGTGTTGGAAC